AACGCGCCGACGTCTTGATCGATACGTCCCTGTAGGTAAAAACCGCAGAGTCGCTGGCAATGAATCCCACGCGGCCAAACATTCCCGTTACCGCCATGGCTTCTCCTTAAATGTTCGTTCCGTGGATGGATCCTGTTGACGTAATGTTTCCGTTCACTGACAGGTTGCCGGTCACATTCATCGACCCCTTGAAGGTCAGACTGCTTGACGTGATTTCCGCATTGCCATCCCTGAGCGTCATCGTCGTGCCGCCCATGGTGAGCGTCAGCACGGGAGAGGCAATGTTCACCTGAGTTCCCGTCTTGATGTTGACCGTTTCGCCGCCCTCGACATTCACTGTCTGACCTCCTTTGACGGAGACGGAGGTCGGAGCTTCGGCAATGATGCCCTGTCGATCCGCGACGATCTTCGTTTCGGCGATTTGCGCAAGAAGCGTATGCGTCGCGCGGTTGTACTCGATGCGCGTGCCGTCGGAGAAGACAACCGATCGCACATCATTGGTGCTGTCTGGCGGCGTCACTTCGCCTGCGTAAAAAGCGCCCAGGATAAAACCGTCCTCGATCCCTCCCTCGCGGAAGACACAAACCACATCCTCACCGATGTCCGGCATGGCGTAGTCGTGGTTCCTGAACGAGTTGCGCTGCACGACAGGCAAGTCATAGGAGACCATGCCGTCCTCGTCGTCAAAAGCAACGCGAGCCGTGCCCTTTTTCGGATTGATGCTCGAAACCTCTCCAATGCGAATGAGGTCCATCTTCAGTACTCCTTGTTGACGCGACGAAGCGTCAGATCCGTTGTGTAGCCGCCGCTGCCAATGCTGTGCGAAGCACGCTCGATGATGAAGCGGCCGTCAAAACTGCCGAAGCCCGCGACCTCGATCACGGAGCCGGCCACGTAGTACGGCGAGCCGATCATCTTGAGCGAGCCGGTGAGACGCGCGAGGTTTGCCTTGCGCAGCTCGGCCTTGGCAATCCTTTCGGCTTCGGCCTGCGAGGTCGCACGCTTGTGGATCTTGAGATCCTGCCCATCCGGATCGCCGTCCGGATCCTCGTATGTGAAGGTCATGACTGCAGGGTTCTTGCGAACGCCCGAGTCCGTGCCGTCAGGCAGCGTGTGACTGCCGGCATCACCCTTCACTTTCTGCTTGGGATCCCGCCAGGAGACAATGCAGCGCCGGTACGAGTCGCTCAGCTGCGTCTCGAACGACCAGGACAGGACGGACGAAACGCCAAGCGTGATCGTTTCGATCGGCGCCTTCTTTTCGTATGTCTCCTGGTTGAAGACAACCAGCCGGCCGTCGGTGACCTTGAGCGAAAAGCCTGCGTCTTCGCAGAGCCTCTGCAGAAATTTCAGATCGCTTTCCTGCTTCTGGTCGACCCGGTCGTAGTCCGGATCATCCTCGACGTCATAAAGCGCCTTCATCTCATGCGAGGACGCGATCTGCTGAACAATCTCGCCCAAGCTGACAGCCTCCCAGGACTTGGTCTTCTGCAAGCGCCTGATGGCCGTTTTCTGCGGCACGGAGACCGCCTTGATCTCCATGACCCGGGGACTGCCAGACGTGCGGAGCGAATCTACGTAGAACGTGCCGCACCGCAGCGTGAGCGCCCCCTTGGGGACAATGGACGCCTTGACGATCTGGCCCTTTTCAGGCGACCACGAGGCGGCCCACTTTCCCGTTGGATCCTTCAGCACCAGGCTCACCTCATCAGCTTCGCCCGACTCCTTGTCATCGTAGGAAAAAGAAAGGAGGTCAGGCAGCACATCGGCCGTCGCCTCCTTTCCGCTCTCCCCGATCCAAAGCCTCAGATCCGTTCGAATGACCTCACTCATTGCCGTTTCCAGACAGGCAGCCGATCCGTGTCTGGCTGCCGAGTATCGACCTCGGGAACCTCCAGCACGACGCCGTCGCTAAAGACTGCGACTGCCCTGTGCCGGAAGTTGGCCGCGATCAGTTTGTGCAGATAGATCTCCGAGCCATAGACGCGCTTGGAGATCACGTCCCAGGTATCGCCCTGACGCGTTGTGTATGTCGTACTCATGGATTTCTCAAGCAAACGAGAGCCGGCGCTTTTCGCTCATGAAGCGAGTGAACTCGCGTTCAAAGGACTGACGTCCTTCAGTGAGCGCCCGGGTCACGCTCTCGTAGGCATCCTCAGCGGCCGCGCCCGTGATGTTGATCACCGGAGCGAACTGCACAGAGAAGGAAGGAGCCGAGCCGGCAGAAGCCAGCCGATCAGCAGGCATTCTGAGCAACTTCTGCATTGGGGATTCGCTGTTGGCAGCGGAAGCCGCCAGCATGCTCTGGAGCTTGGACAGCGGGATCACCGCCTCGGTCTCGTTGCCCTCGCCGATCATGGCCAGCGTTGGCTTCGGAATGATGCCGCCGCGAGCCAGTTCCGGAACGTCAAGCACATCGGCATCCCCGTATGCAGGCGTTACCCCTTCTTCCTCCTGGGCCAGCTGCGCCCTTGGCTCCGGCGTTTTCCTGGACGCCATCTCAAGTTTCGCACGCTCGGTCAGGGTGAGTTCTGTCTTATGGTCTTTGCCAAACCATCCAGCCACCTTGTTCCAGACGCCCTTGATGGACTCCCACACGGCCAACACGCCGTTCCTGAACCAGTCGAATTTGTTGTATGCCCACACTACTCCTGCGATCAAAACAGAGAGTGCTGCAAACACCACACCAAATGGATTTGCAAGCAACGCAGCGTTAAACGCATAGACAGCAAGCTTTGCAAGGCCAAAAACCTTGGGGCCAAGCCCCATGACGAACTGAAACGCTTTCTGCGCAACAGTTGCGGCGCCGGTTGCCGTAGTTGCCGTGACAACCGCAGCCCTGTAGGCAAGCATCGCCCCCTGGCAGGCAAACACCGCAGCGCGAAAACCAAGGAAAACCCCCTGCACCAAAGAAACCACAAGCTTCATGGCATTGAAAACAACCATCATGGGAATAATCGCGCTAGTCAATCCACCGACTGCCACCCCTGCCTTGACAATCCACGATGTGAGCGTTTCGTGCCGCTTGGTCCAGTCAGAGATACCTCTGACGATATCTGCAGCCTTATTCACATACTCTGCAAGCGCTCCGTTAATCGTCTTGTAGACAGCCAACTGAAGGCCTTCGAACGCAGACTGAAGTCCTTTGACCGCACCGTCAAGCGTTTCCTGCTTCTTTGCAGCAACCTCTGCAGCAGATCCGCCTTTGCGCAATCCCTGGGCAAATTTCTGCAAAGCTCCGCTTCCTGCCTGTTCCATCAGCACAAGCGCACCGGAAACGCCTTCTGTGCCCACAATCGCCTGAATCGCTTCTGTACGAGCCGTCTTTGACAACCCAGACGTTGCCTTTTCGAGATCCGCGAGAATCGCTGGAAATTCCCTGATATTTCCCTGCGCATCGGAAACGCTGACTCCAAGCTGCTTCAATGTATTGGCCGCCTTGGTTGTGGGCGCAGCAAGCTTGAGCATAATGGCACGCAACGTGGTACCAGCCATTTGTCCTTGAATACCAGCATCCCCCAACTTGCCAGCCATCGCTGCAGCGGTTTCGATGTCTACCCCAAGGGACTTCGCGACAGGCGCTGCATACTTCATCGTATCGCCGAGCATCTCCAGCGTTGTGTTCGATGAAGTGAATGTATTCACCAGAACGTCTCCGGCCCTGCCCATCTGGTCAGCGGCTAGCCCAAAGCCCGTCAAAATATTCGACGCAACATCTGCAGCTTTCCCGAGATCAATACCGCCCGCCGTTGCAAGAGAAAGCATCCCCGGCATGGCCTTGAGGGACTCTTCCGTCTTGAAGCCGGCCATCGCAAGGTACTGCATGCCCTGAGCCGCCTGACTTGCAGACCACTCGGTTTTGTTCCCGAGCTCCAACGCTAGCGCCTGCATCTGAGCGAACTCCTCTGCAGATGCCCCGGATACAGCCCGGACAGACGCCATCTGCTTCTCGAACTCCATTCCGACGGAAACCATCCCCTTGAGCTGGGAGTTAATTCCCGAACCGAGCGCAGATGAAGCCGATCCAGCCATAGAGACATTCAGCCATGCATTTTGCATTCGCACCTGATTAGTAGCTCGCTTCTCTGCAAGAACAGTAGCCCGGCGCATGACCGACTGGAGTTCTTTTTCCTTGCTCATCAGCTGGCCGATCGTCATGCCATACGCTCTGCTTGAGCCGGACAATCTGTCCAATGCTGCCTGCTGCTTTGCATAAACCACAGACGCCCGTTCATGTTCCCGAGTAGCCGCCTGAATCTGTGCCTTGGTTGCCTGTACACGGACGCCATTTTCACCAATTCCGGCATTCAGGCGATCAAGTTTCGCCCTAGCATCAGCCACTTTGTTCTGCGCAGCATTGAGTGCCTCCTGAGCTTTCAGCACCCCGGACACATCACCACTGAATTTCTGCAGATTCTGAAAACTCTTTCCAAGTCTGCCGACCGTGTCGCCAGCGTCTTTGAAAGACTTCCCGAAACTGTTGCTCAGTTGTGCAGAGAGCATGAATGCCATGCTCATCGTTCGTGCATCCATACCTCACCCACTGGACATAAAAAAAGACGCCGAAGCGCCTTTAGAGAAGATAGCAAGAAAGCTGAAAGCTACAGCGAGAAGACAAAACTCACCCAAGCGACCGCAAAAATTAGGAACAAAATGAAAAACCATTTCTGCGAAGAAGAGTCACCCATCTTCAACCTCCTTAATCACTACAAGGTCATTTTAGCCTTTATCGCTTGCTTTTTCGTTCCTCTTCTCTCAATTGGTTACAAATTACCCCACACCACGAGCCCAACTCACACAAGGGTTCCTGAGCCCAGTTCGCAACGCCGTCTTTCATAACACGCGCAATGCGCACGCACAGCGTCTTGATCTGGTCATCCGGATCCTTGCGCGAGTCAAGCCCTACCTGAGCAAAAAACCGCTCACCGCGTTTGCAATAGTGCAGTACTCAGGCGCAGGGAGCCCATCAAAGAACTCGTAGGGGCGCTTGGCAGCCTTGGCCGCTAGCAGAACACAGAACTCCATGTCGCTTGCAGGAAGGACGCCGAAATTCCCCTGACGCTGCCACTCGCGTTTTGCCGCTGCAACATCCTTGCCATTCAGAGCCTCGAGGTTCAGTTCGATCTCTTTGACCTCTTCGCCTTCGAACATGTACGGATTTTTGAAAACGTGTTTCATCATTTACTCCTTGAAACTCCGGAAGATGCGCAGAGGAAGGCGGCCGGAGTCCGCCACCTTGTCGGAAGCGCTTCCTATCCCCTGCGAATCATTGGTTAGGACATGCCCAGATCAGACCGAACGGTGGCCATCTGGTCGACGCCGTCAACCTTGAAGACAAAGTTGGCTTTGTCGATCTCGAGCCGCTCCTTGCCGTCAACGTAGAGCTTCAGGTAGACAACCTCAAACTCCTGCTCGGTGTCCGTCTGAGAGCCAGGCTCAAACGATCCGAGGTTGAACGACTTCGGAATGACCTTGAGGGTCGCACGCACAGGAACGGTTCCATAGGTACCGCCAGCTGCGTCATAGGCCTGCTGCGAGCCGCGGACATCGATCTGGTGAGCGCCATGCGCCTGAAGCGCGGCAGCGTCTCCTTCGATCGTGCGCCAGTGCAGCGTCGTCGCCATGCTCTGGAAATGTCCAAGCAGAGGCGTTTCGATTTCGCCGGAAATTCCAGATCCGCTGACCGATTCGGTCATAGCCTGAATCTGAGGCAGATCCACCGTGGCCAGCCCCAGGGCATTGTTCTTGTCATCGTAGACCCGGAAATTGATCAGTTTCTCGGGAATCTTGTTTGCTCCAGCCATTTAGACCTCCTTAGGAGAAGAGCGTTTCGAGATACTGCGGGTCGTACTCGAGGATGAAATCGATTTCGCGGTTCGGAGACGGCGGCGTGAAGAACAGATGGAACCGCGCGATGCCATCCATGAGATCAGTCTTCGGGTTTTCGGTTTCCATGAACTCGATGCGGCCGCCCAGGATGAACTGCCGTGCAGCAAGACCGTTGAGCCAGATGTTGACCGAATCGACGATCGTCTCGACCTGACGGCGGTTGAGCGGGAAATCCACGCGCTGCCAGTAGGTCTGAACAAGCGTATTGCCGATCCAGACAAACATGCGCTTGATCGGGATGAACGTGTCCTTGACGTCAGTCACGCCGGGGTAAGCCGCGGTGCGGTTGCCCCAGGCCTTCCAGCCGCCGATGAAGTTCAGAGCCGTCACGATGCCCTGCCCGTTAAGATACGCACCCTCATCCGGGCCCAGAACGACCTCCGTGCCGTCAGCCGTGACGGCGGCCGTCATCTGCAGCGTCTTGTTGGACGGAGAGACGTACGGCGTGTCGTCGTTCTCGGAATCGGTGCGGCCGAGCAGGCCGGCGAGCTGCGTGGACAGATGGAACGCCATGCCCGAGAGGCTGACCATCGGCCAGCAGACAACCTGCAGAGGATCGACAACATTGTTGCTGTTCTTCCACTCGGCAACGTTGCTGTAAGACTTGACCGTATCGGTCGGAACGTCCACCAGGGCGATTGCGCGGAAGTGCTGGTTGATGCTCGCGCACTTGGCCGCCATCACTGCGGCAACAGCCGGATCCTGGGAGAATCCAGGAGCGATGAGGATGCCGGGAACGAGACGGAAGCGCGGGAAGCACTCTCCGATCAGCTCGAGCCCCTTCTTTTCGCCACTGGCGGAAATGCCGCCGATCACATCCGCAGACGTGACCTTGGTCGGATCAAGCTTGGTGCCGGAGAGCGTCAGAGCTTCACCAACGGGAACCCGGAATCCGGAGTCACCCTTGACGGCGGTAATGACAACGTGCCCGTCATCATCAAAGGCCAGCGTGAAGTCATCGCCCTGCGCGTAGGATTCCTCATTCTTCCTCAGGGTGACGGTATCCAGAAGGATGCCGGTCTCTTCGATCACGGCCGAGCCGCTCGAAGCGTTGAGCGTCACGCTCACTGCACTGACGGGACTCGTATGCCTGGTGGGATCGAGAACATTGACAACGATCACCGGAGCAATCCCGTACAGGGCGAACTGCGAGTAAAGGAACTCACTCACCGTGTACCCGAATTTCTTCAGGCCGGATGCGTCAGCCTTGGCCGGAACAAAACCGAACTTCTCGACTGCCTCAGCGTAGCTGTAGCACAGCTGCGGCTTGTTGACATTCGTCGGATCGGCCATGTTCACCGGTGCCGTGCCGACGATCATCGGAATGCCGGCAGAGACGCGCACTGGCGGGAGAATGGAAGTGGGTACTTCCGAGATTTTCACACCATGGTTGTAAGCCATCTTATTTCCTCATTTTGAGAATGTTGTTTGCAAAAACGTTCAGGACGGTGCCGCGGGTGCGCACGTCTTCGCGAGCCTTCTGAAGCCCCTCGATCGGAACGATGAGCTTCGGGATGTCCGGGTAGCGCTTCACCAGCTCGCCGACATGGCCCGGAAGATTCGAGCCGCGGAACAACGTCCCGGACACAAGTCCCTGAAGGCTGGGACCGATATAGATTCGGATCATCCGAAAACCTCCTCGCCAAGCGTTTCAGTGATTACCGGGGAGTGCCACTCCCAGGATGTCGTCATGTCGACCTGCCAGTACGGAAACCTGTCGGCGTCGTGCACGATCCAGCTGACAGGAAGGCTCAGCACATACCGTCGGTCGAGCACCCTGTTCGGCAAAGTCATCAGTGCACGGCGGATCCTGTGCACGATGTTCAGGCAATCCTCGTATCCGTTCATGGGACGGGTGATGTCGCCCAGGTGATCCTTGCCCTCGTTCCGGCAGACAACGATCAGCTCAACCTTGCCGGTTGTCATCTCCTCTTCTGCAGAAACGCTTTTCGGCCTGATAAGGACGAAAGGCGAAGGATCCTCTCCGGATCGATCCAGGTATCCGTCAACAACGGTCAGGGGCCGCATAACGCCCTTTTCATCGGGCATTTGCACACCCTCGGTCGCTTCGGCAACGAACTTGCGCAAAGCGCGGCAAAGCATGATCTCGTTCACTTCTTCACCTCGAGCAGATGTTCGACCTCGTGGTCAAGGCGTTTTTCAAAGGTCTCGCGCATCAGATCGGAGACCTCCGAGGACCTTTCGCCAAGCATCGACGGCACGGACTGGCCGAAGCGCTTGGAGATCGGCTCGCCCTTGCGCCTTTTGCCCACGGAGTCGACATAAACGCGGGAGCGCGGCTCGTTCGCTTCACGAATGAAGATGTGGCCGCGCCATTTGAAGCCCGTCTTGAGCTTGAGTGTCTGGCCGCGGCGAGCCTGGACGCGCACCTGCTTTCTCTCACTGCCGGTCGTGCTGTCCGCACGCGGCGTGTGGATGAAGTCGCGCAGAGGAAGGCCAGCCCCCTTGGACTCGAGCTCGCCGGAGAGCTTCCCCGGGTTCGCACGCTGCAGGGAAAAGGAGTCCTTCACCGTGCCGGCCTTGATGCCGAACTTCTCGCTCACGATTCGCCCGGATCTCGTGCGCCCCGTCTCCAGGGCGCGGTTGATGGCTCTCGAAGCGGCTTTCTCGACCCCCTTTGGGATGCCCTGCAGCTGCTGCCTGGCACGCTCAAGAGCGCCGTTCGTTTCGACTGTCAGCTTCATGATCCGTGCTCGTTTTCCGAAAGTTCGATGACAAGCATCCCCATCTCGAGCGATGTTCTCTGCACGATATGAAGGGATCCGTCAATGCGAAGGATCTCGCCGATTGCAGGACGCGGAATGTCGCCCTGCCGCAGGTAGACCCGAATGGAACCTTCGGCAACGCCCTCGGAAAACCGCGCGACAACGACCGAGGCGATGTCGCTCGTCTCGTTCTTGTCGATCACGCACCGGACGCGCCGGGCCATGCCGGCACGGGGCCCGATGTCGTGCCATTCGGCGAACTCATCCAGGTTTAGGAAGACGTCACAGACATCCTCGCAGAACATGTCTTTGATGGGCATAACTCACCCCGGAACAGGGCGGTTGCCCGCCCCTTTGTGATTAGATCTGGCCGATCACGAAGGACTCAGGATGACGCACGGCGACATCGAGAGACTGCAGAGCACGGATCTCAACGCCACCGTTGTCATAGGCAGCAGCCGAGTACGGATTCGGCAGGATCTCGACAACGCCCCACTCGCCAATGACGAGGTCGGACCAGTTGCCGAAGAAGATGTGCGAATTGGTAGCCGACTGGCCGACAACGCGGGTCTGGTTTGCGCGGGCAACGGGGTAGCCGTTGACTTCGCCAGGCGTCAGGTTGCGGACGGCCTCGGTGATGGGCTTCCAGATGTAGTTGTCATCCTTGTCCTTGAGCTTCTTGAGAGCGCCGATCACGGTAGCGTCAGTCACATAGGCCATGCGGTCTGCGTCAGCGTTTGCGGCAGCCACCTGAGTTTCCATGTCGATCAGCGCATCAAAGTCGAGGCTGGAGATGGCGGTCGGCGTAACGAAGCCGGAAATGCCGGTCGGCTCGCCGTTCTGGCCGGAGCCGAAGAAGGCTGCCTGGTCAACGCCGAGTGCGATCGTGCGAATCAGCTCGGAGCGCACAAACGTTTCGATGTCAAGCGAAGCCTGGATGAGCATGTTGCGCGAAATGAAGGACTTCGCGGCAATCGTCTTCATCTTCAGCGGAACCTTGTCGAAGGTCGCATTGGATCCAGTCACCGTTCCGGTCTCAGAGATCCACTGGGCGGCGGAAACGCCGTTCTGGCGCGGAATCTCAACATTGCCGCGCAGGCCGGTCAGCATGGTCGCACCCAGACGGGTCACCACTGCCTTTTCGCGCAGAGCTTCGATGAAGGAGCTGGCCAGCAGATCGGTCGGAACCAGATTGCCGCCATTGGCGGGCGTGCCGACCACGTAGTCGCGCTGGGCCATGGCCGGGATGTTCGTCGGCATGAAGAAGCCGTTCGTGTCGCGGTCAAGCTGGCGGCAGAACTCCTGGGAGACTTCGCGCTCAAAGCCGGCATCCTTCCAATTGCCGGACAGAGCGGCGTTCAGGGCGCGGACGATGCTGTAGCCGCGGCGCTCAGAGACGGACAGATCCAGCCCGATGCCGCGCTGGTTGCTGCCTGCAGGCTCCTGGCGATGCGTGCGCATGTGCTCCATGATGGCGGCACGCGCAGCGTCGATACAGGTTCCCTTGCTGATGAGCTCGTTACGCAGGTTGTCGTCGATGTGGAAGTCACGGCACATCGTGTCGATTTCCGCGATGCGCTCGCGTTCAGCGGCGCGAACTTCGTCTTCGTTGACCGTAGAGACAGGGGCCGCGGGCTGAGCCGGGGTCTGGCCTTCATTCTTCTTGGTGGTATCCATAGTGCCCTCCTTGGGCTGGTTGTTTGAAAAACTCCTGTAAACGCCCACTGATTCGTCTGCAGGCACTGTGACAAGGGAGACTTCGAGAAGTTCCCAATCGGTAGCGCGAACTTCATCCGAGTCCGGCTTTTCGGTGTACTCAAAGACCCGGTACCCGACGCTCACGTTCACCAGAACGTGGTCGCGCACCAGGCTGAAGGCCTTGTTGCCCTCTTCCGTGTCGGCAAATCGCACGGTTGCGTAGGTTCTCCCCGCATCCTGCTCAATGCCGGTGACGACACCGATGATCTTGTCCCGGTCGTGGTTGAAGAGCAGCGGCATCGACTGCTGCCGCTCACCCTTGCGCATCGCCCCGGGCTCATGACTGAGAATCTCATCCCCGAACCAGGTGCGCACGGGCTTGTCAGAGCAGACGGGAAAGCGCATCGTGCGATCTTCCTCGTTGATGCTCTGCTCATCGCGCACCGACAGGTATCGGAGGAGAGGCTCGCCTTTCTGTGGCTTTTCCATTGACTTTCCCCCATGAAAAAACCGGCTCACGCCGGCTTGTCTATTCGTTGTCCTGAACTGGCTGGAGCTGCGCGGCACCCTGTCCGCCTCCGCCGAAATGCAGGCCGAGTTCGTCGGCCCCGTCCTGATCGGCCTTGATCTCGCGGTCGACCTCCTCCCGGTCCTGACCGTTGCCGATCGCGGCAATCACGGAACTGCGGCTCATGAAGCCGTTGGCAACGGCATCTCTGTAGGCCGACACCTCCTTGCTCGGATCGATCCACGACCAGCCGCGCGGCTTGAATCTGACCGCCCGGAAGCGCGGCTTGTCCCGCCAGTAGTCGGGAATGTTCAGCACGCCGCTCAGCACGGCCGCATCGAGCCACTCTCGGTAGATCCTGTTCAGGAAGTTGCTGATGAGCCAGCCCTGCAGCATGCGCCACAGGTCGCGGTCATCCAGAAGAGCAAGGCGCGAGGAGCTGTAGTTGCTCTGGCTGTAGTCCCTGCTCAGCGTC